ACGTAAATGTTTCATCTGATCTAATAACTTTATACCATTCGTTTTTATAGTAAAACTTATCACCAACTTTAACACCTTGTACTTTCATAGTAAATAAATATACTAAAAATATAACAGAATTGTTTTACTTTTCTTCATTCTCTTTTTTGGTTTCTAACCACTTATTTAAACAATCCACACAATGCAAAGCATTATCTTTAACCTCTTTACCACACACTACACAAATATCATTATCAAATAAACTAAGGTGTATAATTTTTTTAGGCATTTAATTGTAGTTCTTGTTGCTGTAAATCTTTAGCGTAAACAAAACAATTTCCATTTGAATAACTATTAACTATATTTTTTTCAACATAGTCTCTAATATAAAAGTCTTCAATGTAAGCGCTTTTATCTTTTATTTGAATAAACACATAAAAATCAGCTTTAACATGATTATTTATGTTTTCTTTTACGCAGTTAAATGTGTATGACTTACCTCTAGTTGCTTTAACTTGATAAGTATAACCTTTTTCATCCGCAAAGTCTATTCCTTGATAATCTCTATCAGCTTTTTGTTTATGTAAAACCTCATCGTTGAAATTATTACCAAACCAATATTTAAAAACAGCTTCTCCTAATTGTCCTGTTTTTTGATTTAAAGACTTATCTCCTAGCAGTATTTTAGCTTTGTATTTTCTGTTTAGCATTTTATTTATCTTTTATAAAAGTTCCATTTTCCATTTTACCAGTTCTTTTAGCTATTACATTATAAGCTGTATTAACACAGTCTTCTAAATCATAACCGCATAGCTTAGCTAGGTTCACTAATACTATTGTGCAATCACCTAACGCATCAATTATCTCTGGCTCGTTATTATTTAAAATAGCTTTAGATAATTCTCCCGCTTCTTCTATAAGTTTTAAAGTTTGCGTTTTAGCATCTCCTTTATTAAAAATGCCTTTATCCTCTGCCCAGTCTCTTATCGGGTTAAATTCTTTATTTAAAATCATAATATTAATTTTGCTTTTATAAGTTTACCGTGTTTATAGTTTTTTAATTCTTTACCCTCTAGCCTCGGAAGTGTGTAATTAGGTGTGTGATAATATTCAGTAGCTTGCTCTTTATGTTCTTCGTATATATGTGCGTCTGTTAATGTTAAGCTTAACTTGTCAGGTTTTAAACCGGTTTTTTTAGCCATACTAATAAGAAACAAAGAAAGTACACAAATGTCGTAAGGTAACCCTAAAAACAAATCAGAGGATCTAAAAGTAACTTGCAAATTTAAGTTGTCGTTATCTCTACTGTAAATCAATTGAGTATAGCAACATGGCAAAACCTGCTCTTTTAGCTCTTCAGGGTTCCACAGAGTAACAACAGCTCTTCTAGACGAATTTAATAATTCATTTGCTGCATATTCTATCTGGTCCGTACCTTTACCAAAACTTTTAACTTGATGACCATAAGATTTGTTGACATTACCATTTTTAGCATAATCATCCCACCATTTTATATTGTACTTATGCAAAAAACCAATGTCTGTATGTCCTCCCCATATCCATAAAAACTCACCTAATGCTTTCTCAAAAAAAATCTTTTTACCTGTTACTATAGGAAAACCTTTGTTAAGATCTATTTTTAAAGTTTCAGCAAAAAGATATTTTGTAAAACCGTTTCTATTTCTTTTCACACTGCCATCCAATAAACAGCGCATAATCATTCTTTTATAATCTTGTTCAAAGTGCATATTATTGTTTTTTATAGTTGTCTAAAGCTGCTATATAAGCCACTGCGTCAAGTAATGTGTCTTCTTTTAAATTATACGCCATTCTACTTATCTTAAGAGCTAGCATACACTTATAAAAGTCTTCAGTAGTTATTTCTTTATTGCATAATTCTGTAGCTACTTTAGCAGCTTTACTCATTGACTCGCTAAAAGGTCCGTACTCTCTTTCTTTTTCTTCTGCTCTTTGATTTATTATCTCGTCAGCTGTTTTTAAAATGTTCATAATAATTGTTTTAATTGATTGTGTTTTACAAATATATATAATAATTTTTTAATGTAAGATGCTTTTTAATATTTTAATTGCTGGTTCTCCAGTTTTAATTCGTAAACCTTATCCCTTAATTCCTCATTCTGTTGCTTTAATCTTTCAGAATAATCTTTTAAAGCTTCAGCTTCTGCGTAAATACAATCTGTAAAGTATTCTAAACTCGCAACACTTTCGCACCCGCTTTTAGTTAATTTAGCTAGTGGATTATCTACCATACCTTTTTCATTAAATTGGTGGTATATTCTTCTTAAAGCTATATCGTACGTTTTAAGCGACTGTTTTACTTCGTGCTTAATTCTACCATGTAAAACGGTTTTCATCTCATTACAAGTCAAATAAATAGGCAATGCGGTCAAATCTTCTTTCTTACTTATCATAGGTTTTTATTTAAAAGGGAATATCGTCAACATCATTACTTCCATAAGTCATCTTTGACATTCTTTCATGTTGTTTAGTTTTGTGTTGTACTTGTTCAGTTAGTATATCCATTTCAGTCTGTCCTACACCGCTATAAGTCTTCTCTAATGGGTTTATATTATCAATGTAGTATTTACAATGGTTATCCCAGCGTAGCTCTATCGGTTCTTCTCTAGGTGTTACTCCTCCTCCTGTAATTGTTTCTTTTACTTTCCTGACGTGTAGTTCTCCAATGTTCCATCTTTCACTATGTTGTGTCATTCTATGAATAGTCCAGAAATCATCAGCTCTATTTGCAAACTTTTGTCCGCCTTCAGTATCTGCTTTTTCAGGTGGTTTAAGATGCCCTTCTAAATCATGATCTTTAGGAAATACGTTTCTAGCTGCTGATGTTACTAGGTGAGCATTTACAAAAACATTAGTATTAGTCTGACTAGCAAATAATCTAAGGTTAGCGCATATGTCATAATCCTCCTGATGTTTGTTACCTGTTTCAGTCATTAAAGAATTAAAGGGATCTACCAGTAAACCATCACTATCAGATTTATGTGCTATCTCTAGAATTTGATTTGCTGAGTATCTTTTATTATTTGGTATGAATTTAAAACAGTCTGTAATTTCGTTTAATGTTCTTTGGAATCCTTTATCATCATTCTTAAAATGTTCATCAAGTCTTTTACCAGTCCAAAAGTTAAAGATTTTAAATAATTGACTTCTAACTGTATTTTCTGATGAGTAAACTACGTGTTTTTTGTTATGGATTTTAGACATACAAACAAAGTACCACAATAACACATCTGTTTTTCCTACGTTATCATGACCATTAACCATATTAAACTGACCTTGCTTCCATTGTACATGCGAATCGAACTTAGAAGAGCCTATACCTAAACCTTGAGGTACATTTCCTAATCTAACCTCATCAAGTCCCTCAAACTCATCAAAAGGTTTTATAAATAAATTTTTATCTATCATTAATTTTTAGGTGTTTGTAGCCATGGAGCTGGTGTAGATGATTTAACAGATACTTCTTTTGGTTTTATAGTAGAGTTACACCAATTCCAAAACCAAGTTATAATACCTCCATACTGTTTATTCTTAAACTCATCAGAATCTTTTTTAATTTCTAAAAATCTCTCAAGATGTGTAGTTAATTCTTTTTTAGATGTTTTAAAAATTCTTTCATTCTGAACATACTGTGTTTCTTTAAATCGTTTAATAACTTTTTTAACCTTATTCTCTATATTAATTATAGATATATCATCCTCTTTATCAGTATCAGTAACAGTATCAGTATCAGTATCAGGTTTTTTTGGGTTATTTGGGTTATTTGGGTTACCAATTAAACCCACTGGGTTATTTTGGGTTATCTCTTTTTTAGGTCGTCCACCCTTAGCCCCGTTGCTCCTATTCCTTTCTGCTACATTTTCATACTTTTGTAAATCTCTTTTAAGTTGTTGCTTAATTGGTTCAAAAAGTATGTCAATCATCATTTCATCAGTAGTAGGATTATTATCATTTACATATTCTAAAACGTGTTTAATTAACTTTCCAGCTAACTCATCAGGCATCTTTTTAAACATATGTATATAATCACAATACAATATAAAACTCTTCTTATTTTCAGCCATTTTTTAATTTTACTTATTGTTAAAAAAAATTAGAAAAAAAATCATTCTACTATAACGACAGCTCCCTGTATCTTAATAGTTTTTAAATTATTTTCTTTTATCATCTTATCTATAGTTGGTCTACTTATACCAAACTTTTTATGATAAGCGGACTTAGTAAATGTCCTCTGTGGGTTTATACTTATTTTATTCATAGTTGCAAATTTACAAATTGTAATTGGTTTAAAAAAATTATTCCTCTTCTATTCTAAAGTAAAAAACATTCTCTAGTTTTTCTTTCAGCTGGTTAAACTCTAATACTGTTACCTCATCATTTATATCTAGATAGCCTTTTACTTTTCTCTTGTAGTG